GAACCAAAGACAGGAAGGTTAAATAACATACGTTCCAGTTCACTGAAGTATTCAGGCATCTGGTCTGTTAACTGATAGTTCATGAAGTTCATAACACGATTAGCTTGACGATCCTTTTCAACAGTAGGATTACCAAGTATCTGTGTCTTTACCGGACCTTTAGAAGGAAAAAGTTCCTGGGTAGCTTTAGATTGGAATTTAACGGCTGATTCAATAAGAAGAGGATGAACGGCAGTACACGCACCTTCAAACGGTTCGCTGGTTTCCCTAAGTTTAAGACCTAGAAGATCAAAGCCTTTTTCAAACGTAGCTTCCCATTCTCCCCGACTTTCCTTATCCGCTTCAAAACCCTCAATAACAGTAGTAGCAATTTCATCAAGATCACTGGCATCAAGTTGATCAACCAGATTCTCATTATGGTTATAGGTCATTTCTTCAACAACTTCTAAGAAGCCTTGAAGTCCTGAATCTTCATCCATAGGAAGAACAATTTCAATCTCTTCTTCATCTATAATCATTCCGCTTCCCCCTTGATCTGCATAGGGGTTACGTTCTACATTACTTGAAGTTCTATCAGCCATCAAATCCTACTTCTTTTATTCTTCAAAATCTTTAATGAGTTTATCTTGGGGTGGTTGGCAATCACAAGTCTCAGGATCACAGGTACAACCTACCTTACCACACTTAGGACATTTTCCTAAGTCTTCCTTTTGTTTAAATTTATCATCATCTTCTAAAGGAGCCATATACACACTCATCCTATGATTTCCTTTTTCCTTTTCTCACATTCAAAGCAAAGTTAGCTCTTTTACGAGTTTGAGGATTGGAACTTTTTGCAGCTTGTTTAAGTTTACTTTTAGATATCGGCTTACCTTTTGTAGCTCCAAGTTGTTTACGTAAAGCTCCTACCGTACCTTTTTTCTTCATCTTTTTAGTAGCTGCTTGAATCCACTTTCCTTTTTTAGCATGGACAACTTTCTGGCCTGTCTTCTTTGCAAAAGCTTCAGCTTTAAGTTTTCCTGCTGGTGTATAAGCGAAATGTGTTTTTCCTACTCTAGGCATTATTAACTCCTTGTTACCGCTCCGCCGCCTCTAAGGGCTTTTCCCATACCACGGCCTTGACGTACTGAACCACCTGATGCTTTGTTACGCTGTCTTTTATCATAAAGATCTTGAGCAGAAGGTTTTGTATCAGATTTCTTTATTGTCGGTTTACTTACGCCTTTACGTGAAGGAGTCATAAAACTCCTAGCTCTAGGTGCATCTTTACCGTAGCCTTTATCTGATGACCAAGGCCATACTCCCTCGTCTTTAACTAATTTACGATTCCGTTTTTTTTCAGCAAGATGTTCTTTTCTTCTTGTTCGTTCTTCTGCTTTTGCTGCTTTAATTAGCTCAGATTTTTTAGCACGATCTTTAAGCATGTTTTCTCTATCTTTTGCTTTTGCTTTTTTAATTAATGAAGGAGTAGAAGAACCTCTATCCTGTGCTTCTTTTATGCTCTTAATCTTCTGAGTATTAGACTTTTTTCGTTTAGCTATATAGGCAGCCTCTGCTGCTCTCTTTTTTCTTAGAGCTTTTCGATTATCTGCTCTTCGTTTATTAACGTAATCTTTTTGGATCACTCCTGTCTTTTCATCTGTATAATACTTTGAACTAGCCATCTAATTAACCCCTTGTTACAGCCCCACCGCCTCTAAGGGCTGCACCCATGCCACGGCTTTTGCGTACTGCACCACCACCTTTATGTTTACCTGCTCCTTTTAAAATTTCATCTGAATAAGGAGTAGGGTTTCTTTTCGGACTAGCTCTACCAGATGGAAGCGATGGAGATTTTCTAGCACTAGCAGATGGAGATTTTGGTGGAGATTTTTTTGGAGATTTAGGGGTCGAAAAGCTTCGGCCTTTAGGAGCATCTTTACCATATCTTTCTAGTGACTTCAAATCTCTATGCCAATCCTTATACATCTTATCCTCTTCGGCAGCCCACTTTTTATATAATTGAGATTTTTTCTTTTCCCCTTCTACATGACCTGTGAATCCCGTATCGTGAAATCTATTTTCTAACTGTTTTAATCTTTTTTCATACTTTTTATTAATTTCTCTCCTAGTGGGTCTAAGCTTGCTATCAATATCTTTTCGATATTTGTATGATGTAGACATTTTTTTTAAATCCTCCAATAACCAACCCGTTTGGGTTTATAATAATTATCTTCTACTTCGTGTATCTGGAAGGCATCCAGTGGATGATCAATCTTCCATGAATCCTTCATATACAATATAGCCATCACCATTGCATCAACTTGATCATCGTAGGTTGCATGGGGAAAGGCGGCAGCTTCATTAATTAAATCCTGTGCGAAAGGTTTATTAGGTAGCCAAACTCTACCAGCTTCAAGTATGGGAGTGGATGCATTAGCTCTAGTAACCTTATCTCTATCAGGGTTATATTCAAGAATAGGCAAGCCAGCCCTTCTCAAATCTTGAATAAGAGACTGTCCTGATGCTTTCTTTTCAATTATTATAACATCTGGTTCATAACTATCATACATCTGTTGTGCAGTACTACGCAACTCTGGATATTCTAATCTTTCTCTCATGTTACTCAAAAGGATAAGATTAGCTACCATAGTCTCTGTTCCATAGCTATCTGTCATAACCCTAGTAAAGATACCCCAAGTTTGAATAACAGAATAATCAGCAGTAGTTTTAGCAGAAAACGCTGTATCACAGGTCTGGATAATAAAATCGCAATCAGGAGGATCATCGCTATATTCCCAAATCTTAAACCAATCCTTCTTCAATATCCCACCTTCTTCAGGTGTTGGATCTTGCATATAGAGGGATTGCCAGTATTTACTACCGTTCTGTGAACGTATCTCTATCTCATCCTTCTTTAATAATTCATTAGGTTTCCACTCAGGAAAATAGGAAGAACCTACAGGAAGGTCTAAAATATTAGCCGATTCATCATCCAACCAAGCTGGTATCTTAATAACTTCCCATTCATCAATTTCTATATCATCATCATCTTCTTTAAAGATAGTTTCCTTTTGTCTTTCCTTTTCCGTTTCCAGAAGCCAGCCACAGATATCATCTTCATGGTATCGTGTATTTATGATCACAACACTACCATTCGGCATTAATCGTGTCCTTAGACCAGCAGGATACCATTCCTTGATATATCTACGGCCAGCTTCTGAAAATGCGTCTTCTTCTGACATAACATCATCAAGAAGAGCTACGTGACATCCACGGCCAGCAATCTGTGAGCGAACACCAGCCGCTATATAGACACCATTCTGATTAGTCTGCCATTTACCAGCAGCCCTAACATCAGAACGTAGAGTGGTTTTAGGGAATATTTCCTTATATAAATCCGTATTAACAATATCCCTAACAGCCCTACCAAAGTCAGAGGCTAATTGGTCAGAGTGGGATACGGAAAGTATTTCATGATTGGCATGGTTTCCCATATACCAAGCAGGAAAAAGTTTAGAACAGATAACAGACTTGGAACTACGAGGCGGTAGGAAAACCATCAACCTCTTTAGTTTATTTTCCTGTACCTGTTGAAGTTTGTGAGCCAGAAGTTCTATATGCTTTCCCATCTTAAAGTCAGCAATAAGATGAGGAACCATAAGTTTAACAAAAGTAAGGAAATTAGTACGAGCTTTAACTATAGCTTGTTCAAAAAGTTTCTCTCGTAGTTCTATGTAGTCTTCTTTCATAATACAAACCACATTATCAGGCCAAGAATAGCTACAGCTATCCACCAGCGTACAGCAGTTCTTTCTTCTGTATCTTTATTATCGAATATAGAGCGTTTCATAGCGTTAGCACATAACACCAAAGCTGACGATATCAAAGTACCGTACTAGAAAAGCGTTAATAATAAAGTCCATAAGAATGCCATCTTAATTAATCTATCCTTGGTGTATGACGAGGATGTTTTTTCTTTCCCTTTAAATAACCAGGAATTTTATTTCTTTCCCCCGTTAACCACTTGAAGGCCAACAGCGTCTGCAAGGCTTTGAATATCTTTTTCAATTTTATCTTCACTGTCTTCATCAGAGAAGTGAGACAATTTAACCCTTTGTTCAGACTTGTCCACAAACATACCCAGATGCCGTGCAATGGTTTCCATACTACGGTTCGCATTAGTGAAATCATTTTCTGACATAGCATTTTCATAAACGCTAGAAACTTTTTCCAAAACTTTATCAGCATTCCAAGCCATCCTCCTTAGTGCCTCCTCTCGTAAGTTTTCTAATCTCTTCTTAATCTTCTTGTTTGTATGTAGTGTAGCCCAAGCTCTTTGTCTAGTCTTGGATTCTGTCTTACCAAGAGCATAACCAGCCTCTTTATAAGCATGAGCTATGTCTCCTGTAGCCATATACTCCATACAAAACTTCTCTTGTCTGGGAGATAAACCCCCAACAAGTTGTGATCGTGTGAATAGTTTGAGCCGTTGCGGTGGATTTTCTAGCATCTTTTCCTGTTTAAGTCTATATGTTTCATCGGGTTGATCAGCTTTAGAATAATCCCTTCTCCGCTTTTGCCCTGGCATCCGAATTGATCTCCTACGGAGTTCTCTTCGCATGTCCTGTAAATCACGACCAGCAGAATTAAACTTACGTTCCTTACATAATCTCTTTATAGTATCACGTAATCGCTCAGTAGACCACTCTCCATAAATAATATG